AAAAAGAGCATAAGTTGCTTGAAATCAGCATTCTGAGCCTCATCTAGTATCATGAAGCAATTATCAAATGTTGCGCCCCTCATGTAGGCAAGAGGTCTAAATTCAATAACTCCAGTATTCTCAAGCCAATTTACGAAATGCTCTTCTTGCAAGATCTTTGCCAGGTTAGACCGGTAGCTCTCCATGAATGGGTCTATTTTATCCTTGATTTCACCAGGTAAGAAACCTAACTTTTCGCCGGACTCTTGGATTGGTTTTGAAAGTATGATCTTCTTAATTTTTCCGGATATGTACAAGTTTAAAGCCGCGAGACACGCTGTGAAAGTTTTACTTGTTCCAGCAGGTCCATAGCAAAAGGTTATGTCATTGGAAACAATTCTATCGTGGTAAGTTTTTTGGGTAGGCTTTAGATTGATGTGCCTAATATCCTTTTCTGTTATTTCAGTTAAAGGTTTATTAGGCTTTTTTACTGTTCTGGAGTTTGACATGCTGACTTTAAATTATTTTTCTGATATTTTGCCTAGGAGGTTAATGCAGCGTTGGCACGATTCATAATCTTCTGAATTTTCAAAAAACTTAAGAGCCTTATGCAAGCAGCCTGACCACTCTTCTTTTGGAGCAAATGCGTCGATCACGGTCTCCATTATTCTTATCTTTTTCAAGAGAATTTTCGTTTTGTCCTTTTCGATTGCATCTTCGATCGCATCTATAATTTTGACGTAGATGTCTCGCTTCTCATTCAAATACTTTTGAATTTCATCTAGCTTTTTCATGCTGAACCATAGAATTTTTGAAAGGCTTGCTTGTATTGATCGATGTAGTTTTCGTCTAACCTGGTTTTTGAATTTGACTGCTTAGCGACTCCAGCTGAATTTAATTCTCCGAGCATTCCAAAATCGTATTGCGAAGCTTGATTAAAATATACTTCATTTAAGAACCTTGTGTAAACCTCGTTTAAGTATTCTTTTGACAATCTATCCAGCTCAGCATTTGCGATTTCCCAAAAATTAGGAGACTCGAAAAAGGCTGCAGTATTAACGCAAGTCATTGCTAGGTCATCATTACCACTTTGGCTTCTATACGAGCCATTCGAACTTTTACCAAATGATCCTAACTCGTGAACTGTTTTGAATTCATTCGGCAGAATTTTGTTAACCGCTGCTAAATACTTAAATCTTTCGCAAAATTTAATTTTATTGGTTGTGGTTAACTTAAGACCAGGCTTCCAATTTTGAGCGGCCTCAGTGTGCTTTGAGAAAACTAGCATGCCCGGCCAATAGTCTGGGTGCCTAGAAACTTTATCCATCACGTATTCACCCTTGTGATTCAATTCAATTAGCAGCTTAACCCTTTCTGGATTGAAAACGTTGAACAGCAAATGTTCTAATGAATTGCAGTACTGGTTAATGTCCTTTTGGTTGGTTCTAAATGTTGCAACCTGAACTAGCGAGAAAATATCGGTTTCCTTTTTAACGAAATCCTTTACTTGCTCGAGCATTTTTACGGGCAGAGCAGCGAACTTAAATACGTTAATGACAGAGTAGTCCCGGCTTAGGCCGTCTGCTGTATCGACCGACACAATATAAAAATTCGGATCTGCTTTTATGTCTTCTGGGCTTAGCTTGTTAAAATTAGGATGAACTGTGAAGCCGTCTAGAAGATCGGCATTACTTGGAGTTTGGGCCCATTCTGGAACAACGTAATCAGTTCTCAGCTTAAAGATTTTTTTAAGATCCTTGGAAGGCAATAGTAGCTTGTCGGACGAAAAGAACTGCAGGCCGTATTCCTGATTAAAGTCTTCTTCTGATCCAAGGTTGGCAATTGTCATCTTCTTCCATGCCTCATCCCTACCTGGAACTTGCCACCAGTCAACTCTGAGAGGTACGTACGCGTTTTTATACTCTAGAGCCTCCATGTAGATTTCGTAAAAACGATTCATACCGTTTGGAGTCGAGGTAATAACGATTTTCGAGTTACTGGAAGCTGAAATAGTTGGATAGATTGCTCGATAGAAGAAGTCGAGATACGAAGGGTTAATGTGAGCGAATTCGTCGATGTAGAGAACGTGAATTGTAAAACCGATACCAGTATTCTTGGTCGTTGTTCTACCGATCAACCTACACCCATTATCGAACTTCATGGACATTACGTTGTTTGATATGCAACCAGGCTTTAGAAAGAAGGGCAAGTTTTCAAAAACTGATTTTATTTTGTCCAAAACCTCCTTAGTCGTTGATGCAATGTTTGCAACCGCTAGCACGTTCTTATCTGTGTGGAATATTAGATACCATGCAATGAACACTCCGGACATTACAGTCTTACCAATCTGACGAGAGGCCATTAGAATATTAAATCGATTGTCTTTAAACGACCTAATGATCTCTTCCTGATAGTCTCGAAGTTTAATCTGCTGAATTCCTTCCTCAGTCATAACTTGTGCGTAGTTTGACGCAAAGTAAACTGGGTCCGCTTTACATCGGCGGATTTCTTCTAGCTCTTCTGGTGTGTATTCGAAAACGATGTTCGCTTTTTTCCAAGCTGGATCGTTATCCTTAAATGGAGAATTCTTGATCGTTTTTATGTCGATCACACCGTTCTCAAAATCATCTAATAGCTGCTGGACTTTTAGGCTAGTCCAAATGGCGCCGTTATCCTGATCAAGGTTAGATAGCTTGATTTTAGAGGCTCCGCCGCTGCTTGATATAAAATCCTTCATATTAGCGAGTTAACATCATCCGAGTAATCTTCAGGATCCTCTTCCGGCTTTATGACATTGTCAAGACCTCTCTCCTTCATCACTTCTACTTTGTGTTCCGGGTGAGTAAGGTGCCGTGAGTCTTCTCCTTCTTCCTCTTCGACTGCTATCTCTTTAATTAAGTTCTTTGTTCCAGCTGTAATGTAATATTCGTTAGCTCCACCCAGAAGCGGTGTTACTTGAGAGGAATTGCTGGCTGACTTGCTCTCAACGTCGTGATTGATTTTCTTATAGGTATCCTCAAGGAAAAGAATGTAGTTCGCCTGAGTTTTGATCACTGTCGTTAATTTATCTTGAAGTTGACCGAACACCTCAAATAGGCGAGGGTGGGTATTTCCTTGATTAATTTCCTCAGCTATCTTCTCGATCGCCATCCTAATTGTCTTTAACTGAAAAAAGATGTTTTGGATATTCGTGTTATCGAGAGCCTGCTTCTGCTTAAAGTACTCATGCTTATCGATGACTCCTAGATCAACATAGAATTGCAGCATCGATTGAGTGATGTTCTTTGCCTGCTTTTCAAATTGCAGATTCATGCTCTCAAAATCAAGAGGTGGAGCTGCTGCAATCTCGCTTAACTGCTCGTCAACAATATCCTCTTCAGGATTGGGCCCAGCTGAGTAGCCTCGCAGCAAATCCTCGAGCTCGCTCTTGATCTGCGCCTTTTTCTCCTTGTTAAATACTTGGGCCATTTGGTTAATTTAGTCGATTTTCGTTTTTGTCAAGCGCAGGATTCGCAAAGATCTTTATCTGCTTAACTGCTTCGATGTGCTCGTAGATGTAACCGTCTATTCGGGTAATGAACTCGTCTAGCAGAGAATTTGCCCCAAACATTTGGTTGGATAGGGTTTTTGCAAGAATGTTGCCTTTGTATCGGTAACCAAGATGCAGTCTTTGATCCTTACGATTGTAGATCTGCCAATACGCTGAGTTTCTTATCATAGTAACGTTTTTCTTTTTCTGGTAACCTTAACTGGTTTGATTTCAATGTTCAGAGCACCGAGGGCGGAATCAGAAATAGCGGTTTGATAGGCATTTCCGTTTCGATCAGTCCAACCGCCTCGAATAACGGGTAATTCGGACTTGCCGATGATGATGTCATTAAATTCGTCGAGCCCAATTAGGCTGGTTCCAGGTCTAGCCGGATCGGCTGCGAACGCCAGCTCATTAAGCTCTGACAAGATCGTAACACTCACCGAATCGACTCCGTTTACTTCCTCAATGATCTTAATTAGATCACTCTTTGGAACACGATCATTTCGAGAAAGTCTAAT